GGCTGTTTCGACGATTGTTCCACCCTTGAACGAAATGTCGATGGATTGAATCTCGCCCAAGGCCGCGTTCATGATTGGTAGCGTTTCGAGGTAACTATTGGAAACTGTCCAAATCTTGTTCCCGACAGTAGATCCTTCTTGAAGAACAACTGTTGTGCGAGTGCCGACAAGTGCCTTCAATGTGGCGTACACCTCTGATGCGCCGTATGTCATGTACAAGGTTGCGGTTACTTCATTGTCCTGCAAAGTTGGGTCGTACACTCTTGCAACATTTCCGAAAACTGTTGTGTCCTGGGCAGTATAGGTTTGCGTTAGCGTTGCAGCTGTACAAAATCCGGTGAGCGCCACGGCGTTCACCTTGAATATTGGGTTTGAAAGATAGACGCTATTTGCCATTGGGGTTCTCCTCTGTTGGTTCTGTTTTAGCAGATTTTGGGGCTTTGTTGTCGGACTTGATGAATCCACCGTCTAGCAATGCTTCGACATTGATTCCTTCGTCAGGTACAAACTCATCGCCAGGGGTGCCGACAAGTTCGCTAACGATTGTGTATTTGGTCATGATGTTTGCACTTTCATTTTGATAGTGAGATCGTAGGCGGCCAGGTCTTGACCACCGATGGAAAGGCTAATGGGTCGGCCGTCTGTTACTGCGACACCCTGGTTAAGTAACTTTGCACAGTTAGCCAACACGTTGCGTAAGGCATTGAGGTTGGCAGGGCCAACAGTGATGACACGTACCGGCACATCGAGTTCAGCGATGTTCGAGTTGTAAGCAGTGAACGATGGCGCATCAATAAAGACACATGGGGGGTTTATGTCTCTGGGGTCTGTCACTACTCGAATACCTGTGATGGTCAGCAGGTCTTCAGCCAGACTGTCGATACCAGTGTTGAATAGGTCTGTGTAGTTCACTAGGCAACCTGTGGCCTATTGATGCCAAGCAACTGCATAATCATTGGGGTCACGCCGTTCGATGGGGCTATGCCCATACCGTCAAAACTGGCGATGGTGTTAAACGATCCGCGTTGGCGGAAGTAGGCAGCGCCAATCATGATGGTGCCCAAAAGAACATCACTTGACGGCACCGTTGTTTGCGAATCAGAAAGGTAGCCGGCTTCTAATCTGCGTCGATATGCAAACGCATTTGCGGCAGCTGCACATGTGACAAGCAGTGCGGCGTCTTCAGCCGTCACGCTTGTAAGGCCAACGTATTCCTGAATCATGTCGTCATCAATCCAGGTGCAGGCCACAGTCCATGTGATTGTGCCAGTTGCTGTGGCTACGCGGTTGACATCAGATGCAGTTTTTGCAAACAACACTTGATTGGCGATAGGTACCTGGCCGTCAAACAGCAAGTTGCCTTGCGTGTCTGTGCCGGTGTAAAGGTATTGAGGCAAGGCATACACGGTGTATGTGCCGTTAAATGTTGCATCGACAGATGCCACCGTGATGCTTTGCCCGACCTCAATATCGCTATCGGTCAGCAGTGTAAGCACTGCGTAGTTGTCAAGCAGTTGCTTGAATGTAACTGAATAGACCGCCATGGGCTGTCCGCCCTTCGGGTTATGCCTGGGTGATCTTGCGGATCATGCTTGACACTGCTGCAAAGGTTGAGCAGTAAGCATGTACCGAGAACAAACGTGAAAGCGTTGAAGGCTGATCGACTGACATAATGCCGCGCATGTCTTCGTAGTACTCAAAGGCTTTGCTTGCATTTGTAATGATCATGGTCTTTGCAGCAAAGTTGCTGTCCACGACGATTTCCAAGCCAAGTGGGTTTGAGCCGGTCCATGTGGTTGCGTTTCCGCCACCCAATGCGTTCTGTCCCTGAAGACCAGGTGATCCCAAGTATGGAAAAACTGGACGGTTTGAGCCGTCCACAAGCTGGCCCATCTGGCCCCACACATCTGGTGACACAAAGATTGTGTCAGGGAAGAAGTTGGTGCCGTTTGATACGTCAACTGCTGCGTCATAGATGGACTTCATTAGGTCGGTTGTGGTGCCGTCCCATACGCCTGATGAGTTTGCTGCAGTGAGCAAAGCGTCTGCTGCAATGTCGTCAGTCTTCAACATAAGTTCCCCAACAAGGTCATTAAGGATGAGTTCCATTGCGCCAGGTGAAGTGAAGTCAACGTCTTGGCGAGACAGTGTGACCTGACCGGCCACGGTTGTCTTGCTGATGGTGTTGCTTGCAATCACCATGGTGGTTGCTGATACTGCGTCAAACTCTGCAGATTGTGCAGCTGCACTTGTGTGAGTGGTAATCGTTGGGCGCACAAATGTCTTTTGTTGTCCGCCATCCGGATACGCACGTGCGCCCAGGCGGTTGACACAGGGCCTCACGAAGTTAATATTTTGCACCAATGGACCGAGCACCGGAACAGGTAAGAGGCCCGGCGTGTTGCTGGTAGCCACATCGCCAGCTGCTGCTTGCAATGCGGTCTGATTCTCTGACTGCCATTCGGCTACGGCTGCGTTTACTTTTGCAAACGTGTCGCCACCGATGTGGTATGCGGCCATCCAGTCAGCAGCAGACGGAAGTGCAAACTTGCGCTTGGCCTGTGCAGGAAGTGATGGTGTAGGGATTGCTGCGGCCTCGATGGCTTCTGCTGGTGCTGGTGTTGCTTCCACTTCGGTTGTCTCCTCGACTGGTTCTGTGGTTTCTGGAATGGTATCGGGTTCTGTTTCCGCTGACGCGGCTACATCGGTGATGGTAGCACCACTGAATGCAGGAATGGGGACAAGTGACAATTCGAGCCAATCGGCTGCAGTGACGGTCATGCGACCGTCTTTGTCTCTTGTCGCAGAAATGATGTTGACGCCTACGGATACATCCATGACGCCATCGGCTGAAAGGGTTAATGCTTCATCGCCCAGCAGGGTGCGACTGATTTTCATGCTTGCAAGCATTCCCTCTGGCGTGTCGATTCGTTCTGTCACAATGCCCACTGGTTTGGATGGGTCGTGGTACATAAAGACGCGTGGAGCTTTGCCGTCGATTGGTAGGGAGCCTGGCATGAATTGCACTTCGGTGCCATCGCTGACAGTTGCGTATTGGTTATACGGAACGGCTATTGCGTCGATGCGGCGCTCGCCTACTGTGTCGCCTTCGGCTGCGGTGACTGTGATTCGGTCAGTTGTAAAACGGATCATGCAAGTTCCTCTTGTGTGTTTTCGGCTGGTTCTTCAATGTTTTTATTTGAGTCCATCAGGATGGTTTCACCTAGATAGTCCTCTACGTCAAACTCTACGCAAGTTCCGCGGGGAAGTATGGCATCCGATGACAACGTGCTAGCGATAGTTTCACAAAATATTTTGGTGCCAAACATCCATTGATCCATTCTGGCTTGCTCAGAGGACTGATATGAATACGATCCGGTTGAGACACCCAACAGGTATGGCGGGATGTTCATTAGTCGTGCAATGTCGAGGGCTGAATAGTTTGCAGATTCGATTAGCAACATTTTGTCTGGGGTTGCGCTGGTTGGTTCGTAGGTCAGAAACTCATTTAGTGCAGCTGTCTGATTTGACGCACGTGCAGCATTGAACGCTGACGCCAGGTCTGCCAGTTCGGATGCGCTTAAAGGTTCGCCACCTGTCTGTTTCAGGATGCCAGATGGAATGGCTGATGCCGCATTGCGCAAACGGCTGGCCTGAATCTCTAAGGCTGTCTCGATAGTGCTTGCAGATGAATAGATCGCACCTTGTACAGGGCTGATGAATTGGACCAAGTTTGCAGGGTCAATCTCGCCACCCTGAAAATAGACCATGTTTGAAGGCGCAAAAAAAACGGGGCCCTGCTGATCGGTTGTGGTGATGGATCCCATTGGTAAACGTTGAAAACTCGCGGGAAAGCCATCTTGGGTCCTAGAACTTATGTACCACATAGCCCTTCCAAAAAACAGAAGGTCATCCAGTGTCCAAGCCATAAGCGTTTCGTAAGGGATGTTTGGGTCGGGTCGGCTCAACCAGGAACGTGGGGCCAGGGCAATTTCTTCCATTTCGCCTTCGGCTTCGTTCCATTGTTTGCGATACATCTTCAAGCTCATGGCACTGATGACGGAACAATGCAAATCTCTGGCACGGCTAACGGCTGCAACTTGCATCGCGCGGTTACGCGCTTCGCCTTCCTGATAGGCGTAGTACTGGCCAATCATGCCGACACCGCCATTGGTCGGCTTGTTGCCGCCATAGGTGCCACCAACGGCTGCCTGCTTTTCAACGGCAGGACTGATTGCTGCTTTGTTCACTCGATTGAATAATGCCATGAGATGCTTTCGGTAGGTGGTGCCTGCCTGCCCGACACAGACAGACACCTAGCGTGAGTGTACTTAGCCAGTGATGACCAACATGGGTTTTGTCGCCACTTTTGGTTTGCTGACCAAAGCCACAGCCCACGCCATGCACCGGCACAGCTCGATAGGCCCAGGAGATTTCTGCGATGACAGCACGACGCCTTGCGAGGTTTTTGTGATGACCGCACGGCATACATGTTCTGCAAGCATTTTTTCACCGTTGTGACGCACTTTGCCTTCAAGAATCATTGACCTGACCAGGCTGGAATATCGCAACAGTTCGGCGTAGCCAACAGTCTGATAACGACGCTGAAGATTCATTGGCAGATGGATTTCCAATGTTGGGGTGATAGCCAGCTGCACTTTTTGATCGGCCATGATGCGTTCAATGTGTTCCCACATTTCGTTTTCGGTTTGCACCACAAACGCAACCTTAACCATGACCAGACCATCGACAACAGCAGCGTGGATACCGACATAACGTGCATCGTCAACCGATGAATCCACAGCCAAAACAGACGCCACCCCAACAGGGAAATCCTCTGTCGTAATGTGGGAATCCCACTCAGCCGGCGTAATCCAAGCGCCACGTGCAGACACCCACAAGTTCAAGTGTGCACGTAGGAACGAATCCTTTTTAGACACCGACCGCAATGCTTGCAAAGTAATCGTGGTACCCAACGCAGGGTTTGCCCACCGCCAATACTGCTCATCTCGATAATCGACGCCTGGTGGCATAGACCATTCAGCGAAATACAACTGGCCACGTTCGCCGGCATCAATGTTTGCCAGTGCCTGTTCGCGCAACTGAATCAT